AGATTAAATGCTCTAGTGCCTGAATAAGCCATTTAACCTCCTTAACTAGAAATCGCAACGTAATTTTTAAGCCATTCCATTTGAACGTATACAGTATCGCCAGCAGTCCTAGCTGGATTGAGAATGGCCACATCGCCAGTGTACCCACCGGCTGCCTTATTAGCCACTGTAGGCGATAAGCCTCCAGTGTTACTGAAATCATAACTCCCATATCCATTCAATATTAAGAAAGGTATGTTAGTAGTGGCATCCCATTGAAATTCTACTGCATCCGCATTAGCGGTCATGAAAACATTAAACCAAACTTTATTTAAAGTCAGGTGGCTGCATTCTTGATTATTGGCGCTCTTGCCTAATCCTGAAACATCAATCGATAAATTTTGTGCAGTAGCGGCGTCGGCTGCTGCAATTGTATAATGGTTAATGAATTTTCTTCCGCCGTCAAAAGTTGTTACTAAAGCCATAATTAATTCCCCTTGTAAAAGAGTGGGGTCATTACACCCCACTCACGGTTATATTATTTTACCAAGTATCTCCTGAAGCAAGGTTCTTGCCCTGCATAAAGTCGATCTTGATCCAAGCTTGCCCAGCTGTAGACAATGCTCCAGTTGGAGTATAAGTCAATACTGCCTGTACATCAGAGTTATAAGAAACGCCGTCTGCACCAGTATCAGCTTGGGATATACTCTTCCAAACTGCATTTTGAGTAGCATCCACAGTCACAGCTCCGCCAGTATTACCAGTAGTTGTAACTGCTCTCATAATTGCAGTAGCAACGTCAGCTAAATAATCCGGATCATCGGATTTTCCAATTTCCATTGGATCCGCTGTTCCAGCATTAAACGCTTCTCCTACCCAGACCTTAATACCAGTAACGGTAGATTGGTAAGGAATAGTTCCCAGCGCTCTGCAATAGACATCAGCTGCCACAGCCGCTGTTCCCACGGTAATGTTACCAGTGCCAGCCGCGCTTATAGCGATTCTAGTCACGCTCTTAAAGTTAGCAGCTGTACTGTTAGTAGTATAAGCCACCGTAGCATTCGGTCCTGTGACCGCTTCGCTCAAGGCTTTGCCATTTACATCAGTGCCGTAAACAGTGAAAGTTACACCTGAATCATCGCCATCACTTGTGATGCCGATTTTTCTCGCCCACGCTCCGTCAGCAGTTCCTGCTGTACTGGAAACTGAAGGTGCGTAAACTGAATTACCATTAATGGTAGCAGTTAAAGCGCCATCCAATGTCAAGTTACCCGCAGCTGTAGGTGTTTGTGCAGTGGCAATGCCGTCTGCATCTAATGCACTTGGTTCTTGAAAATAACGAACTAATGAGTTTGATACCCAGTTAGTGTCCTTAAGATCACGACCACGGTAACCACCTGATGTGGCTCCGCTAATTACTGGACCCGATTTTACCGGACCCGAAAAAGTTGTTGTACCCATTTGTACTCCTTGGCTGTATAGGCCATTTGTTATGCCGTCTCTATACCGTCTGCCTAGCCAGTCTGCATAACTATTTACTAGGATAGGAAGGGCGAACTAACTTCGCCCTTCCTTAATTAATTTTATGCTCCTGGTGAGCCAAATATTCCACGCCAGTCAGACCAGCCGAAGCTGTATCTTTCTCTCGCTTTATATCTAACGTTTCCAGTATCGAAGTCGCCTTCCATCGCAGTACGAATAGGAGCTCTAGTGAAGTGTTTGAGTCCGTTAGGAGCATCCGTTTTAATGAACCAAGCGTCTGTATCAGTCAAGAAATTGTTTACCACATAACCTTGTGGAATCATTCCCATTGATTTTACAGCGTTGATGTCATTATCAGCAGTTGCTGGTCGTCCTGGTGATTTTAGCAATCTTTCTACATTGAACTGAAGATTGACTGGGATGATTAGTTTCATGCCCCTTAGAGCAATTTTTAATCCTCTTTCGTCTTTCATATCAGCAATATCGATAAGAGCCTGCTCGAGCGAAGTTTCGTTCAAGTCGGCAGCAGTTGTCAATTCGTTTTTTTGGTCCCCACTAAGTGTAGGATGGTCAGTCGCTAAAAGCTCCTTCGCATCGCCACCAAGGTAAGAGCTGTTGAATCCTCTGTTGAGAATGTTAGCCGCTTTTACTTGTTTAGTGTTGGCCATTGAACGTGCCAATGCCTTTGTGTATCGAGTGCTAATCTTGTCGTAAAGGTTGTCCTCTACGGCTTCTTCGGTTAATGCGAAAGCCAAAGCAATGGTTTCCATGGTGTACCTTGCAGTGTAAGTTTCTTGAGCGTCTTCGTAGCTTACGCCTTGACCCTCAGGTTTTACAGCTGCATTGGCAAAACCACCTAGCATTACTTCTTCTTCGAACGCACGATCGGAACTCTCTGTATCAAAGATTTCCTTATCTTGGTTTTCGTAGCGGTCGTATTCCAACCCAAACAAAGCGTTTAAACCTGGTTCGAGTTCTTTGACCAATTGCATTCTTGAAATTACCATTGTTCAATTCCTCCTATAGGTTAAACCCCAGCAGCATTATTATAGTACAGATGTTCGTTGAATCTTACGATCCAATTTGAATTTGCACTAGAAATATCGCTATTATCTGGATCTTCTGAAATTCTCACTACTCTAAATTGAGCAGTTCCGCCAGCGACGGAGCCTAACTCAGATTTAGAAGCACCATTAATGGTAGAACCTGCAGCATAAACTTGGTCACAGTTGTCTCCAACTGCTGTTTGTGCTATAGTTCCATTAGCTTGAACTTCGAAGAGCATGTTTGGATCATCATAGACGAACGCATCAATATTACCCACAGAAGGTGTAATGCTACCGGGGTAGTAATTTTTCCAAGTTGGTTTTTGCGTAGTTGGATCGTTGTAGAAACAACCGTTAAATACTCCAATGTTTCCAGTAGTAGTATTACCACTAACAGTTATACAACCAGAAGTTTCTAATTGTACAACATCACCTTTATAAATAACGTCAGTTTCCCCTGAAACGATCTTATACTTAGAAGTACCACCGTTTTGAATGCCACTTCCAAGTTCACCTACGGCTCTAAAACCAAATGGCGCGTCTTTATTAGCCATGATTTTTCCTCATAGTAAATTGTTATTACACACCCCCCATGGGTGTGTAAAAATTGTGTAATTTTTGTGGAGGAAACTAAGTGTTTCTTTTGCCACCAAAACTTACGCGAGTGCTTCTCTCTTTCGAGATTGGCATGCTAGGATGTTGGTCCTTCAAGGGATCGTTAGCGATCGCGTCGTCCTTATCCTGCGTTACTTGTGCAAAATGTTTCTTACGCTCTGCTACCGTTTCCTTCGGAATTCGCGCTAGCATTAATCCTCCAACAGCTATGACACCGTTATATTTACCTGAATCAATTTGAGGCCATTCAACGTCAGGGTATTCGTCCCCGCGGACAAACTCCCAACCTTCCCTTAGTCTAGCGGATACATTTTTTTGATCCATCTGTCCTAAAGACTCGGCCCTAATCCACCTATGGACAAATCCTGGTGGTGCAGGTGGTGCGTCTAGTGTTGACGGCGGAGCCCATGGTTTCCTTCGAGAAACTTTCTCTCTGGTTTCAGACTCGCGTGATGGTAGTTTATTTGTTTTTATATTTTTAATATTCATATGCCTACTCCTTCACGTATTTCGCATATTCGCTTAGTGGCACACCTAGTTTTTTTGAAATGGCTACTTGTGACGGTGTGAGTCTCACTGTGCCCTTGCGCCTGATTGGTCCGCCCCTACTTGCCGAAGCGACCGTTTGAGTTGGCGAAACTGATCCCCCATCGGGGGAAAATCTGTGAGGAAATGTTTCCTTCATCCTCTTGTCTATCTCACTATAATAGTCATCGGACGAAGGGTCAAATCCTTCTTCCACTATCTTACGATGAATTGAGAAGGATGTCAAGGTCATAGGTTCATCTTCCCCGAACCACTTGTTTTTCTCAGCCCATGACTCTGCCTTTGGATCAGGCGGAGGTGGCGGAGGTGGTTGCTGCGGATATTGAGGGTATTGGGGCATTTGTGGCTGGTTTGGGTTAACCCCGCGTGCCACCATTTCCTTTTTTAACCTCTCACGCTGCGCCTGCGTGGACTTGACTCTTTCAGATTCAATGGCCAGACGCGCCAGTTTTTGCTGCGCCTCCACCTGTGCGTCCGAATCGCCTAGTTCAACAGCCGCTTTTAAGGCCTTCTTGGCCTCATTTGTTTCCGCTTCCACACGCGTCGCGAACTCCCCGACATAGCCGGCGTCCAACCGCCGTGCCCTGTTTCGAAGCTTGCTCGCATCCCCTTGCACGCCTTGGGCGTATTCAATGGCTGCCGCCTCGCGTCTTTCCGATTCACGTAATTTTTTTGTCAGCTTGTCTATGCGGGACTGAACTTTTTTCCCGTAATCTTCAACCTCTGTTTCGGAAGCGACTGCCTCCTTAACAGGTTTTTCCTCCACGTCTATTGTTTCATCCGTCTCTGAATTAACAATGGCGGGAGCGTCCTTTACTTCAACATCAACGCCGGCCCCTTCGGAAGGAAGGTTGACCATTTTTTCGTCGGCATCGGCCTGTGTTTGTATTGTCGTTTCTGCAGGCATATATCCTCCTGTTATTTATATTGCAAGATATCCTCCGGGTCTTTTACCACGGCGATTATCTCGTCATCGTTAAGTATCCTCACTTCACCACCCTCTATTCCAAAACGGGATCCGGCGTAGCGACCGAATATGATCCAGTCATTTTTCTTGCACCATGGTCCGTTGGAAAATCTCTCTTTATCTTTATAGGCATCGGGTCCGACTTTCAGGACCAAACCTGTAACGGTTGTGTATCCCCTCTCCTCGATCGTCTCATCAGACAATATTATGCCACCCTTAGTTTTTCCTTGTCCTTTATACGGAAGAATTAAAAGTCGCCATCCTGTCGGCTCCGGCAATCGATCTAAAACTTTTTCTGTCGGTAAATGATCAATGTCCTTAAGCGCCTCTTGTTGTATTTTTGCAACAAATCGGTTTTCCTTTTCTTCTGCTATCTTGTTATTTTCATCTGCTTCAACTGCGAGGTCTTTCTCCTCGAGTGCGAATCTACGTGTCGGTATCTCTGTCATCATCTTTCTGCAGGTCCTGTATCTCCTGTTCCATTATGTTATAGCCCTTGTATTCACCCACTGTCTTGTTGTACTCGTCAAAGCTGTGAATGCCACTGGCGATAATCGTTTTCAGTTGCTCCTTGCGCTCACGAATCCTTTTCAGGATTGTATAAATAGCGGTTGTATCTTCCAATTTATTTTTTCTTTTTTATCTTTCCGCCTTTTTTAGCCATCGTACGAGCACCGGAATAAGCTCCATGGCCCATGGCTGTTTCCATGCCTTGGCTCATTGCGCGTCTTCCCGCCATGCTTCCTGTAGCTCCTGGGTTTCTTGCGCCCAAGGATTCATCCAGCCTTGCGTTATAGCCTTGAGAGGCCATTCCACCGTGCTGTTTCTTAGCTACCTTTCCGCCTTTGGCTTTCTTGACTGCTCCACCTTTCTTGTAGGTAGTGGTGCCGAATTTCTTTCCAGGCGTCTTACGACTTTCTCGTCTAGCGTGTATTTTCCCAACCATGGTTTTCTCCTTAATATATTTAGGTTATTTTGTCAAGCCCTTAGTTTTCTCGAAACTTCTGAGCCCGGCCACGCCGAGCATTGATGTCACAATCGCCAGCAATGGGCCTGTCTGGATGTCAGGAGCCGTTATATCGAGTCCTGAAAACTTCGCATACCACTCAATTCCGGGGGAGACGATGAACTCAAAGATGAGGGCGAAAGCCCCCGTCCAGCCTATCATCGGCCTCCATCCGGCGACGAATATGGATTTATGGGCGCCTTCTTTCAAATTTACGTCAATCTGTTTCTCCGCAAGCTTCTGCTTAATGCGCTGCATGAGAATCTTCTTGTCGAGCTTTTCTTCCTCCGAAGTATGCAAATCGTCAATCACGGAGGAAATCGTCTTAAGCGCGCC